AGCATGTGGGGCGCTGGGTTGAGCAACAACATCGACAGTGACAATTTCAAAGTCACTGACATGTCCGTTGCCGTCGTTCACGTTACCGGAACCACGGCTCGAAACTCCTAGTTTGACACCTGAGTCCAACATGGTCTTGACCAGTTGTCCCATTGGCGTTGGAATAATTCTCAACTTGCCATAACCGCAAGGGCCATCCATCCACATTTTGTCAATGGTATGACTCACGCGATCCAAGTTGATTTTGAGATCTTCTGGGTGATCTACTTCGCCCATCACGCTGTAGCCTTCTACCACTTGTTTGTTGATAGTGTCCACGGCCTTGGCAATTTCATGCACAGGATACACCCGTTCGTTGGCGTTTTTTACTCCGCCTTCGATACAGATGCCTTCCATGTACAAGTTCTTGCCATTGAAAGGGCCTTTGCCGTCAGGAGCATCTTCGACCAAGACGCGAATCTTGGCCTGATTAAAGTTCAAATGCTCTTGTAGGTATCTCATGACAGATTAGCCCTTGGGAAACGGTGTGCGTGTGTTTACACCTGCGGCTTGTGTGGTCACTGCCTTGGGTGCTGCCTTGGGACTTTGTGTGCCTTGAGCAGGTGAGTTACCTACTTTGCCAATCAAGTCCTTGGCAGTTGGAGCAGGACGACCTTGTGCTGTATCACCAGTCATTTTGACTGGTTGTGCCATTGCGCCACGTGCGCCTGAATTGGCAGCGATAGTAGACTTAGAGTTGGTACCAGGTGCTTCCTGTGTGGTAACTTTGGGGTGTACTTGCTTGAGGTTAATGGCTTCTTCCATTGGCATCATGCCTTCAGTTTCAAACTCGTCGTTTTGGACTTCGATGTCAGTCATGTCGGGTGTGTCGCCCATGTCTTTAGCATCACCACCGTCCATCATGGCTTCAAATTCGGCCATGAGTTCGTCTAATTTGTCTTCCAGGTCAACCACGCGATTTTCAAGTTCGCCGTCATCATGCATATCTTCAATGTCGTGAGTCATTTCATGGCCGGCTTTTTCAGCCTTGTCGTCAAACTCAACGTCGTCTTCGCCTTCGCTCATGCCTTGCTCTTCCATTTCCACATCGTCGATCATGTCTTGGGCTTGGCTGCCACCAAGGCTTTCGCTCATGTCTGTGTCAACTTCAGTGGGCTCTTCGCCCATGGCATTGTCTTCTTCGAGATCGTCTTTGGACTCGTCTTCATCCATGAGGTCTTCATAGATAGCGCGGCTCTTTTCCACAACGATTTGGTGGAAAAGTTCTTTTGCTTTGGCTTCTTCATCATTGATCACGTATTCGATCAATTGTTCAAAACGGTTTTTGCTCATTATGGCTCCTAAAGGGTATGTTGGGTAGTTCTGCCCTCATGGCAGATCTATACCTATATTTACTTAGAAGGCAAAAACTTAGCGGTTTATGGTGGGTTTTTTGTCAGAAATGACAGTTTTTTTACAGGGCAGGCTGTGCTGGCGGTGCATACTGTTTGCGGATTAGTTTGAGTTTTTCCGCATACTCATAGGTACGAGTATCCTGCATTCTGCGCAGTTTGTTCAACTGCTTGAGAGTGAGTTTGGTTTTACGCAATTGACCCAGGTGGGGCTGTGTGTTGTCGGCTGCAACATCTTGATAGCCTGCTGGCGCTCGGTCGTAAATTTCATTCAGGATCATAATTCAATATTTAGTTTCTTTATTGTTTTACAATTATCATAATGAAATCTATACATAATAGCACCTTTTCCCTGTTTGCCACAATGTGGACAAGTGTGGTAGGTAGAAAATATTTTAACACCAGCATGGGTTCCATTTGCTATTCGTTGAAACGCAGTATCTGATCGTTGTTTACAAATTTTTGCAAATTTGTCAGGATTGGTTTGTTTTAACTCTTCAAGTTTTTTACTACTAAAATGATGGGTTCCGTTTGCCGAAGCCACTTTCATTGGGTGATTCTCACCCAAAAAATTATGTGTTCTGTTTTCCATCCTAATTTTTGATGGGTGCGTTCCATTCGCTACTTTTTTAAGATTCTGTGCTGGTCCAGAAAATGGATGAGTCCCTTTAGCAACTCTAGCCAAACTGGATTTTCTTGCCATGTCAGAAATAGTAGCATGATCAATTTCCATGCGAATTGCTATTGCTTGACAGGCTCCCCAATCTTGCTGAGAATAATGAATATTGTAATGTTCTTGAATTGTAACTAATTTAAGATTACTAATATTGTTGTTGGTATGATTACCGTCAATGTGATGAATTTCGTAAGATCTTCCGGTTTCATCAGTTGGAATTTTACCATAATGATTTTTGTATATCTTACGATAATTGTTCATGCTGTATTTATAATCCCGCCGGTGCGGCCGCCGGTGCTTGAACGCCCGGTATAGTACCACCTACACCGCCTGCAGGTGCGGCTGGCAAGCCACCTTCTGCGGCAGGTGCCTGTAGATTGGCCATTTCTTCACCTGTGGCAATATCAGTTTCCATACCTGCTGGAGTAATACCAATTGAGCGTAGGTCCTGCCCTTGTGTGGTTTGCAGTTCAGGTCGGTCACGTTCTTCACGCCACATTGTTTCGTTTCTTTCAATTTCGTCCTTGCTGAGACCCAAGAAACGCTCTAGCATAAAACGTTTGCTCATGTAAGGCAACTGCTCCAGACTGGTAAAACTGCTGATACGTGCTGTGTCCATCTCAGCCTGACGATAACTGGCAAAGTTTTGTGGTGGGTTGAACTTGAGTTGGAACAGGCCAGCATCAATGTTGAAGCCTCTCCAGCGCAGGAACATCTTAAATTCATCATCAAGTTTCTGCATGATAAGTGCTTGCAGTCGCTCGCAATACTGGTTGAATCTATACTCTTGAATCAAGGCCGTACCCACTTTGCCGTCCTGCATGGTGCGCTCGGAGTCGTCAGGCGCAGTGGGCAAGTAACTTGACGGCACACGTAAACCACGAGCCATTTTGTTGTTGAAGTACTTTAAATCGTCGATTTCGCCTAGATTTTGACCGCCCGGTAATACATCTACACTAGAGCCACGTCCATCAGCACCTGTGGGGAAAAAGAAGTCTTCGTTGATACTCAATGGATTGTAACTTGAATCCATGATGTTGCCACCACCGCCACCGTATGTGGGTATTCTGCGTTGGTGCATTTCATTTTTCACACGTTCCACAAATTGCATGGCCAGGTGTGATGGCATGTTGCCCACGTCAATCTTGAACACTCTGCGCTCAGGAGCACGTTGCACACGATAGATTAGTAACGCATCTTCCAGCAGTTCTTTCTGCTTGAATACTTTGAAAATGTTTTCCAGGATTGACTTGCCAAAGGGCCAAAACGTGTCTAAGCCTTCATTCATGGAAAGATGCACCACGTGTTTGGCATCAATACAGGTCTCGTTCACAGCACGGCTAAATCTACTGGTTCCTGTCATGGCAGTGTTGGGCATGGTATAGCCCGAACCCTGCTGATAACCACCACCTGTGGGCGGATTAACCATGAAATCTGTGGTGGTCTTGGCTGCCACTGTCAAGTTTTGAAAGTTGGGATTGATATCTCTAATGATGTACTGCTCAGGACGCTTGCCTTCCGATTCGTTTACAATTACTCGGCTGACTTTTGACATGTCTACCCAGTACATTTCAAATGTTTCTGGATCACGCACAAAGATTTGATCACCGTACTTGATGGTGTTACGGAACAGTTTGAAGATGCGCTGATCTAGTTTGTTGAGTTTGGTCCACTGTTGCATCTGCTTGCGGATGATCTCAATTTCGTGGTCAGTGGGTTCATCTGAATACTGTATCTCAAATGGAGTGTTGTTGTCGTCATTGAGTTGTGTGGAGAACTCGGCGATAATATCTAAACATGCATTGACTTCTGAGTCAGCGTCCATGTTTTCATATTGATTGTAGCGTTCAATTCGATTAGGGTGCCCAGAATACACTTCTGGCAGTCGGCTGGCATAGTTACGGAATGCAAAATCAGTCTGTGCTAGATTTGATCCACGACCATCGTTTCGTGGATATCCGGGCAAGCCCGCATCTCTACCACCCGAAATAGGGCTCATCTGACCTGAGAGGTCAGCCACTTTAAAATATTTTCGCCATCCAGCCATAGTGTATTATTTATCGTTAGTTACGTGCTACTTGCAGTAACTTTTGATTTTGGGCGTTGTTGGTTTTCATCAGCGCATTCGTTTCATCTGTTTTGGTTATGAGCGTAGCCAACAGATCATTTGCATTTTGAGGCGCCGCTGCCGCAGATTGAGCAGACGCTGATCCTGTTTTGGTGCCATCGGGTCCAACTCCTGTTACTGTGGCCTTGTATCGATCATTAGGCCCACCAAGCGGTACACCATACAAAGATCCAAATGATCCACTGGGTGCAGTTGCACCAGTGGCCGTAGTTCCTGACACAGCACCCATACCACCCAGTAATGCATCAGCATTGGCCATGCGTTGATTTCTTGCCTCTCCTGAACTACGTTCATACATTTTGTCAACGATGGCTGCGGCTTCTCTGGCCGATTTGGCTCCCTTGAGTTTGCTACCAGCCGCACCCTCGGAGGTTTTTAGTTCGTGAGCAATAAATGCTAGTTGTTCTTCTAGTGTGCTTTTTTCTAGAGATTTTCCAGAGAATCTGGCAAAGTTGGCCTGACGATCTGGATGCCATTGCGCAATACCCTTGGCCTTGCCTGAGTCGCCCACAGCCATGGTGTTGAGATTAGCACCTGACTCTACCTGCAAATTACCAACTAGACCGGCTGCCTGTTCAGGAGTGTAGCCTTGCGAAATAAAATAGGCCATGGCCTTTTGAGCATTGGCTGTTTTGCCTGCAGGTGCTCCGGCTGCTTTGCTACCACCAAATATGCTAGACCACCAACTGCCTGATGCTTCGGCGCCGCGGCCTTTGCCTGCTGTGCCTGTTTCTGCTCCTGAACCTGGAGTATTGCTGGCCACACTTTCCACAGCACCACTGAGTTTTTCCATGCTCTTGGTCACAGGCACAATGCCCTTGTTGATCATGGTCTGCATGGCACGAGTAACTTCCATCTGTTCCTGACGCATGCCCACTTGTGCTTCTGTAGCCTCGTCTAAGTTTTCCACTTGATCTCGTTGTTGTTCGTTGGCTATTCTTTCTTGATCAGCATAGGATTCTTTGAGTGATTTTACTTTGAGTTTATTCAATCCAGCCATACTAGAAAAAGTATCGTCAAATCCACCTACTTTACCCAGTACTCTAAATCCTCTGATTGCTCCTGAGGCTTCTTTTGCTCCAATGTCTAGCGTTTTTCCTGCTTCAAAACTCTGACTGGCTACCTTTTGAAACAGTTGGGGCATGGTTCTATACAAGGCTTCGGCTTCTTTGCTAGAGCCCACAAATCCTGTCATGGCGCCAATCAAGCCTGATCTCAATTCTTTAGGAGCCATATCCAACAATCTTTGATTGTTGTCCATTTGTTTTTCAAATGCCTTGGCCTGTGCTTCATCACCGTGCATTCTAGCCTGCATGGCCTTGTCTTCTAGTTCAGTTTGAACAGCAATAAATCGCTGTTCGTTCATTCTGGCCTCACGCTCTTGCTGAATAGTGGCAGCGTTTTCGCCTGTGAGTTTGGTCAGTGTGTCTAAGTTTCTAATGTATTCGGCCGCACCTTGTGTTAATTCGGAGTTGGATTTACGTTGTGCTGTTCCGGTAAGAGTTGTAATACGTAGATAGCCGGCCATGCCTTGATTGATATCATCCACTTTCATGCCCATGCGCATGAATTCTGTTTGCAATCCGCTACGTTGAATTCCTTTGGCCACGGCTCCAAACGTCTGAGTACCTTGTGCCACAGTGCCACCAAACTGAGCCAAGGACTCTGCATTTTGTTTGATTAGATTGCCAAAGTCACCCAGTTGTTCAATGTTGTAGCCAAAGTCCTGCATGCTTTGGAACACACCCTTCATGCCCGAAGCACCAGCGGCACCTGTTCTGCTGAGTTGTTGATAACTCTCAAACAGTTTGTCGCTCTGCTCGTTGACCGCTACAGCATACTTGGCACCGGCTGTGATCAGGCCACCAATGATTCGACCCAGTATACCAAATTTACTAGCAAATGAATCTATTGCATCAGCACCAGCCTTGATGCTGTTGTTGTAGACTGAAGCGCCTTGTTTACCATCTTTGAATGCTTCCCCCAGGTCCAGCATGGAATTGCCCAGTTGCTTGAGACTGAGATTCAGTTGATAGGTGTAGTTTTTGACTCCTGCTTTGGCATCCGCAAATGCCTCGGCTGTTTCAGCAGTGACTTTGCCAGTTCTCAGCAGTTCGTCATTGTACGCATCAAATGCGGCTTGGATTTCTTCAGGGGTTAGTGATGTAGCCATAATTATATTTACCGGAGCAAAATATGCAACAATCAAACCCACTCAGCCAATTTTTTAGACAGCCTGCAATCTATATACGTTTGCCATCAGGCGGCAAATTCTACCCTACAGGTGCTTTGAACATGCCTCCCAACCAGGAACTGGCTGTGTTGCCCATGACAGCGGTAGACGAAATAACCTATCGAACACCCGACGCTTTGTTTAACGGAACCGCCATTGTGTCAGTGATACAGAGTTGTATCCCAGGCATTCGTAATGCCTGGGCCATGCCCAGTACAGACATTGATGCTGTTCTTGTAGCCATTAGAATTGCTAGTTTTGGTCATGGCATGGACATGGACAGCACTTGTCCCAGTTGCAATCATAAAGAAGAAATCAAGGTAGATCTTCGCATGATCAATGATCGAATCAAGCCCGGCAACTATGATCAAAGTTTGACCATTGGCAATTTGGACTTTTACTTCCGTCCTATGAGTTATCACGAAATCAACCAAAACAATCAAATTCAATTTGAGCAACAACAGGCATTGCGATTGCTCGATGACGATTCAGTGGAAGAATCTGTCAAAATGGAACAGTTGAAAAAGAGCATGAAGATTGTCAACGACCTCACTGTGAGCACTATCGCACAAAGTATCAGTGCCATCAAGAGCACCGATGCCATGGTCACGGAACAGAATTTTATCATGGAATACCTCAACAACTGCCCTAGTCAAATATTCAATCAGTTGCGAGATCATGTGATTGCCCTCAAACAATCAAGTGAAGTAAAACCATTGGATCTTGCATGCCCCGAATGCCACCACCAATACCTGCAACAGTTTACTCTGGATCTTGCAAGTTTTTTCGAGAACGCCTCCTGATCTCTAGCCCTGAGCAGATCAACCAACTGATCGAGACCATGGACAAAGAATGTCATCAGATCAGAAACGAGGCAGTCAAACTCAGTTGGTACATGAGAGGCGGATTAACTTTTGATCAGGCCATGGCCATGAGTCACAGTGATCGCACAATAGTGGGCGATCTAATCAAAGAGAATCTAGAGACAACCAAGAAATCTGGATTACCATTCTTTTAAACCATTATGAATCTCAAACTAATTATTCCAACCATTCCTGACTGGCCCAGAACAGGAGTCGATTTTCTTGACATAACTCCTGTACTGGAAACTCCTGCAGCCTTTGCGCATTGTGTTGAATGGTTAGCCCAGTGTGCGCAAACAACCAAAGCAACCAGTCTAGTGGCCATGGAAAGCAGAGGATTCCCTTTTGCGGCTGCTGTGGCATATCAAACCAATCTGCCCTTGATCCTAGCACGTAAACCCAACAAACTGCCAAGACCAGTATATGCAAAAAACTATGCTACAGAGTACAGTACAGACACAGTGGAAATCAAAATATCAGCGCCTGTGGGTACTCAACCTCTTGTGGTGGATGATCTCCTGGCCACTGGCGGTACCATACAGGCTGTGAGCGAACTGCTAACCTGTGATTTTGGCATTGAACAAGTGTCAGCCGCAGTGATTGTAAATCTTAAGTTCTTGCCAGGTGAGTCTGTGCTAAAGCAAAACTCGATTCAATTGTTCTCACTAGAAGATTATGTATGACACTGTTATTCTAATAGCCTTGCCTGAAGAGGCACCGGATCTTGGCCACATGATGAACTTGTTTTACACAGGTGTGGGCAAGGTCAATGCTGCCATGGTCACCGCCGAAGTCATAGCCAAGTATCGTCCCCGACGCATCATCAACTTTGGCACAGCCGGAGGCATCACTGTTGCACCAGGATTCTATCAGTGTACCCAGTTTGTACAACGTGACATGATCTGCGAAGCCTTGGGATGTGTGCCTGGACAAACGCCTTTTGAAACCAACGTACATATTGGCAACACAATTGGACTGACTTGCAGTACCGGTGATAACTTTGTGATGAATCCCCAACTAGAAATACCAGCAGACATAGTAGATATGGAAGCCTATGCCATTGCCAAAGCCTGTGCAAAGTATGGAGTTGAATTTGAGTGTTGGAAATACATCAGCGATCAAGCCAATCAAGATGCACATGATGATTGGCGTCAATCAGTTGCTCAAGGACAACCATACTATATCTCAAAGTTGAAACAGTTACAGTTACTTTAGAGACTTGCTACGCAAGTCTATTGATTCACTTCGTTCATCAATGGATTGTTTCATAAACACTGTTACTGATTAAGTATCATCCAGATTACGTGGTCATAATTCACCGTATGCACGGTGAAAATGAGAGCGCATCATCCGAGTGACAGCAGTCATCTATACTAATGAGATTGTGTTTGCACACACGGAGGCGGTTGACCGGTACCCCCTACTCACGCTTCACATATCAACGGAACCCTAGTAACCCGATATAGATCCAAGTCCTATAAGCATGGGTCGTATCTTTTTCAACGGAGCCCAAACCATTTGTTGCCTTAAGTTAGCAATTTGCCTTTGACGCCCAAGTCCAGACCGGGTATCTCACCGTTCTTCAATGGGGCTGAGCCCAAACACTCAGCACAGAGTCGTGATCGCTGCCTGTTAAATTTTGTTTATTATGTGTGAGCCATGCACCCGCACCTGGATGTGGCCATTGTAATAATCTTGTGATTCCAATACTCGCCTTGCAAATTGTTCACGGGCCTCAATGTACGAGCATTCAGACTTGCTTTTGCAATAGTAAAGTATTTCTCTGGTAAAGTTTTCGGTGCCTAGTGTGATTACGTCTGCGGTCAATTCTGGGCTTGACCCATAGTACTCTCTCCAATCTGAATCGATTTTAGAGCGTATCTTCTTCCGCTTTTTTGTGCCGTTTTTTTGTTTTACAGTTTTGTATGTGGTTTTTGCGAATTTTGCTAATTTTTTGCCTATGTACTTGCGTCCAGAAAGATTATTTGTGATCAAGTAAACAAACCCTACACAGTCTTCGGGCAACGTCTCTACAGGAGTGTTTTGATATTGCCATGTCATAAAAGTGTAAGATTTGTCCTTGCGATATAGTTATGCCTCTTGATTGATTGATCTAAAAATATGCCTACAATATGAAATTATGCAAGATCTACGTCAGTGTTGTAACTGGTAAATCCGTTTTCTTTTATGACTTTGAGTATGTTCTCCACACGCCCAGCCAGTTCATCACGATGTGATACTAACCAAATTGATTTGTGACGCTCTCTACTCATTTTCTTCAGCAGAGCCAAAGCATTCTCTACACCTTGTGTGTCTAGACCGTTGTCGATCAGTTCATCAATAAACAACAAGTTGATTGGTGAGTATAAACTTTCCCAAACATCTCGGAACGCCCATGACATTGATAGTATCAATCGATTGCGTTCGCCACGGCTCAGGTTGTCAAAGTCCAGTTCACGGCCCAGTTCTTCGATGCTCACTGTGAGATCGTTCTGGAACTTCACTGTGTGTGGCAATCCAATACGATCCAGATAGTGTGTGAGTCTTGCGTTCAAATAACTCAAATTCTGATCAATAATCTTTTTGCGTACGAACGAATCTTTTGACGTCAGCAGTTTGAGTAGGAAGTCTTGATGATCCTGCACTCTAGTGAGTTCGTTCAAGGTATCATATGATACTGTTTGTAATGCTTGTCCTTGCATGTCTGTGATTTGTTCTTCGTAGGGATCCACATCTGCTTGCCTTGTGGTCAAATCCTTGCGTAAGGTTTCTACAGTATTGCGATGATTCAACGCCTGTTCTAATGTATCATAAAACACAGTAGGAGCAGAGCCTAGTTCACCTAGTTTTTCCAAGGTATCAGTATGCTCAATTCGTTGAGTATCGTTGGCCAGGAGTTGTAATGCAGTTTCTTGTACCAAGGCTTGTTTGGCCTGCTTCAACTCATCTTGTTTGTCATCATGTAGGTCTTGCCCGCAACTGTGACACTTGTGAGCATCCAGTGCTTCAATTTCTCGTTTGAGTTTGTCTAACAGTTTGGTAAGTTTGGCATCATCTGCATCAATCTGACGAATGTATCGCGTGGCATCGTCTATGGCTTTCTTCTTGACATGGAATGCTTCTAGATCTCTATGTGCCTGTACTTCGGCATCAATGTCTATATGTTCGAGATCTTGAATAGCCTGTCCTAGTTTGCCCACATCTTCATCACGTTTGGTAATCCAAAGACGTTGACGCTTACGCAGACTTTCAATCTGTTCTTCGATGCGCTTGTTGGCCTCTTGCACAGCACGAATGCGAAACTCTTCTACCTGTATAGCATCTTTGGTCTGTCTGTTAAGTTCTTTGATTGCATCAGCACGTTCACTCAATAGTGTAATACCCAACAACTGTTCAATGATAGTTCTTTGATCATTGGCTTTTAAACTTAGAAACGGTTCAGTATAAGTGTTCAGCGCCAGCACATGTTTGAACATGTCATGACTCATGTTCATCACACGTTCTATGGCATCCTGTGTTTCTCTTGAGTCACCTTGTGCTTCGTCTTCGGCTGCCTTGTGTTCGTTGTTGACGTAGAAACGCAATACATTTGGCTTTCGTCCACGCTCAATTCTGTACTCTTGGCTGTTGACACTAAAGTCCAAACTGACCAACATGTTCTTGCCATTGGTCTTGTTTACTAGATTGTCCTTGCGAATGTTTGAAAGTGCTTGACCATACAAGGCATAACTTAGTGCATTGATGATTGTGGTCTTGCCTGTGCCGTTGCGTGAGCCATCACCGCCCAGGTCCAAGTTCTCGCCCAGCACAAGTGTAAGGTCACTACGGTCAAAGTCAATGCCTTGCGTGGCCGCACCCACACTCATGAAGTTTCGAACAGTTAAATTTTTAATTTGGATCATAAATTTGGAGCAAGGTTAGTAATATAGTATAGCATATCTTTAGTAGAAGTAAAGTACCTATCCTGATCAAACGGCATTTCTTTGTGGTAGATATTTTCCAAACAGCCATTGATGTAACTCTCTTGAAACAATGTGAGCCTTGGAATAGAGATATCCATGCCGTGTTTGACACATTCTATCACATGGTCGCACTGTTGTTTGTGCTGGTGGTAGGTTATGAAACTCAAAAATTTTTCATGCTGTTGATAGAACTCTTGGGAAAAATCAAATTTTTTGTCTATAAATTTTTCCACTTTCTTGATATTTTGAACCAACTGGTCTAGGTCGTAAAAAGCAGAAAAATCAAAAAAACAAATGTCGCAGTGTGTGGGATATGTCATGGCTTGTTGTTTCAACCAATAGCCGTTGATGTGGGGATTTCTAAAACCAAATTTATAAAATTCTCTCAGCACATGTCTGGGTATGGATACTTGTGCTCGATCCAAAAACGGATATGCCGCATAAATCTGTTCCAAAGTTGTCTGATAAAAATTGTTGCTCAACTTGTTGACTGTGTCAATTTCGAGATCATCATTGTTGATATTGAAGTCCGCAGTCCGTAACAAACTTGCTGTAGATACCAGTAGCAAGTCGTCCTGCGTGAATCTAATAGATATGATCTTTTGTAAATTTGCTAGATGCACAGGCTCAAGTTCAAACCAATGCCTGGCCCAAAACAATTTGTTTTGTTGGTACTCATTGGTTTTGAGATGACTGGTTCCTGTTGCAGTAAAAGATTCAGTCATGTCAGGGGTGATGCGAAAAAATCGATTCAGGGTGGTCTCAAGAAAATGACCATGAGTCCCTGCTACAAAATCAATGGCAATTGTATCTGTCATGGCAGTTGAACTTTTTTGCGGAAAGAAATACCGAGACGATCTGCATCAAGATCATACACGAACTTGGTTACAACATATCCGTTGATCTTGAGGGCCGATACATGGTAAAATCGGTCAACCAATCTTGTGTCGTCAATAAATTTCAATGCTTGTTCTAACAATATCGTAGCAGGAGTATACTTGTGTGCCACTGTGTTCAACACACTAGATATCTGATCTAATGTTTGATATTTGAGCAAAGGAGATCTGTCAAATATCACAGCACACTGCTCGGCAGATATAGATGGCCAGCCAAGTCGATCATCAGACTGGTTGTCGATCAGTCGATCAAAATAGGCACGATCTAGATTGAAATTTTTTACGGTTTTTATTGTTTCCAGACTCTGGATGGATTTATGTGGGAACAAAGTTTTATAATACCATCCACAGCAGTCAACGCAAATAACTGTGGATTCTTCTAAACCATCAAGGTCTACCAACTGATCTTTGGCGTCAGTCTGATGATGGTACACATGACGGAAAAAACTATCTCGATTTTGATCAGTTATCTGTGTTTTTTGTTTTGTATCCATATAGCCATGTCAATGGTTGCACAAAGTTGAAATATCTGCCAAGGTCTTGATCAAATGAGCCTGACTTTGTGACAGAATATCCATGCTCATGAAGTTGATCGCCAACAAAGTCAACTATGTCTTGGCCTTGGTGTTGAGATATTTCGAAATCTTTGGTAGTGTCGTTTCCTTTGATACAGTATCTATTGATCCCGATGTAGAAAGTTTTGATAGACTCAGACAAGTGAGTTTTGCATAAGGAGATCAATTCCGAACACCAGATTGGTTGATTTAGTATTAGAATCAAATTATCAGACTGAATGTCTTGATTCAAGCACTTGGCAAATTCCCAGTCTTGACCCACATACTTTACCGTGTGATGTTCAAACAGTTGTAAAATCAGTTGGTCTTGATCACACAATGACTGACCTAATTGTGTGTGTCTCCATGTCATAGAGTCTGGTATATCTTTAACAACAATTTATTGTCGTAAAATTCTGATTCAATGTTGGTAATCTGATCAGTAACAATTTGATCCACCGATTCAAATTTGACTTCGCCGGGCGCCATGTCAGTGTCCACCGAACTATTTTTGTTGGGTATCAAGGCCATCTCTCGCAAGCCATAATCCCGGATGTAAGTTTCTTTGATGAAGTTGGCCTCTTCATATGATATCTCAATGTCCAACTGCACACGCACATGCATGTCTCGAGCAAGTAAGTTGGGTGCGTTGTCGATGATATTGGCCAAGCCTAACACACGATATCTGGGTTGATCGGGCCAGGCATGATACACTGGCTCCTGCCCCCACTCAATAATGGTCAGGCCACGTTCATCGTCTCCGGCATCGGCGTAGTTGTGCGGGAAACAATTGCCAATATAGGTAATGTTCTTTTTGGTCTGTCGTTTGTGAAAGTGTCCAGTGAACACATGTTCAAAGTTTCCAAAGTCTTCTCTGCGTACTTCGCCGTGATCCGGCATCTCTACCATGGCGTTCATCAAGTAACCAGGCAATTCAAAGTGCCCAAACATGTACCGACCTTTTAGTTTAGGAATGCGTTTGTGATCATCTCCGCAAAGCCAAGGTGCAATAACGACATCGCCGCTACTAAACCAATCGTTACATATAGTAACATTCGGAAGATGACGGGCCCATTCCACGCTTTGTATATCACGTTTGTCGCGATAATACAAGTCATGATTACCAGGAATGAAAAAAACATGCTCGAAGTTGTCATTCATATGCTCCAGTGCCCGCAGGCTGTAGTTTAGGGTAACAATGTTCAGGCTGGCACGGTTGTTGTGCCAGTCGCCGAGAAACAAACAGGTCTCACAACCTTCTGATTTGGCTTTAGCAACGGCCCACTTGACAAAGTTTAGGCAATCCTCGTTGTGTTGAACACTGTTGCTTTTTAGGCCAAAGTGAATGTCTGTAAAGACCGCGGCTTTGCGAAATAGGTTAGTCATCAACCTATTATACTACTCATCAAGACTAGAAACAACCGGTCCGGACATGGCAGCCATGCTGTGTTTGCCCGAGTTCTGGCGTGTCCATGACGGATTGAGTCCGTTCATTTCCAGGATGTCATCACGTATGTTTTGATTCTTTTTCTCAATGTTTAGGATACGAGTGAAACTATTAGTGATAGCGGCAGTATAATACGCAAAAGGGTTCTGCGATTTTGATTCATCGAACTGGAGTCCGATTTGAGACAGTTGTAGCAGGGCTTGTCCCCGCATTTCTTCGTTGTATGTGTATCCACGCCAGTTACTCCTTGTAGCATATCTTTCGCACAACTTCATAAACATGTTGGCCAAAGTTCGGGTCATTTTGCCATGATCTTTACAGAACTCGCCCGCATCTAGTGTACCCCGCCAATGGCTTTTACCCACCACAAAAGGCACTTTATTTTCGTCAATTCGATAGTGCCAGAACGGAGGAAAGTTCACTCGCATGTGGGTAGGATCCAAGATTGGCTCCTCTACAAGGTCTGCTAGAGGATCTTCTGCGACATCATCCAGTTCCAGGATGTCTTCTAACTTGCGCTTTTTGGCTTCGGCCTTGGTGATCTTTTTGGGCGCCATTGGTATATGTTCCCAGCAGGTGATACGGAACACAACGTCTGTGTTGGGGATTTTTTTAGGATCTACTATAGTGCCTTCACGTTTGAGACGGTCAGCACGATTGCGGCGTGCTTCTGCTATGGTCTTTTGATTGATCTTGCTGACGGAGGGCAAGATTATGTCAAACTGATGATCGATCACAGGATCTCGGAAGGCACAATAAGAATTTTTGCTGAGATGTATTTCTTTGAGGATATCTCTATTGTTGAGATAGTTGGTTTTGGGTGTGGCACGGATAGTTGCAGTCATTGACTGGGGATTCCTTTCAGATATGTACTTAGTGTAACACATTTGTACTAGTTGTCAACCTTTTATAAACGGACCAGTTAATTTTTTGGTTAAATACATGTTCAAGGAATAAAACATGTCTGATGACTTTGAAGGAATACCGCTAGATTTTCCCAGTGACGTACCCGCATCTGTGACCAAGTATGGTGACGAGTATGGCCAAGAAATCTTGGACAACACTGGGGAACAAAATCAAAGTCTAGCAGGTGATGCCGCCTTTAACGATGCTACTAGGCCTAATCAAACTACCAACGATCCTAACACAGTGTCAAACACCACAGACTACGGTGACTACGGTGCACCAACAGGTGAAGGCGCGGCAGGAACGTCGACCACAGTATCATTAGACCCGTATAACGGACTGACTCCTGAGCAATTAAAAGCCTTAGGAACGGCAGATCCCACTGATCCCTATATCCGTGCCAGACTGGGTATTCCCCAGTTGCCAGGTTCAGAACTCAACAGCCTGCCCAGTGCCAGCAACTTTTTCAATTCTGTCAAGGATGTAGCAACATCAGCGGTCGGCACTGTACAAAGATCCTTGTCAGCATTGACCTCTCGAACACCAGCGGCTAGTCCTTATGCTCAATCAGCCACTGTTCAAAAATCTTTATCGGCATTGACATCTAATCCAGCCTCTACCAAAGATGAATTTGGTTTAACTATTCTTGATGCCGCACAAACCGCGCAACTCACAAGAAATATCACACCAGGATTTATCAACAGCCTTGTGGATCCCAACTCGCCGCAGGCACTGACAGAAACCAATGCTGTGAACAAATCTGCAACCGCGGTTGATACAGGTGCTGGCGCCGCAATCGCCGCAGCCAATCAGCAGGCAGTGATTGATGCGGCAAGACTCAACGCATACTCAGAAAATCCAAATCCTTATCTAACAAACATCGATCAGGCTGGTACAGAAATTGCAAAAGGTCAGGAAGGAATAGCCACTGCCACGCAGACCATTCAGTCAGCACAACAAAAAATTTCAGACAGCGAAAGCATTATCGCACAGAACAATGCCGAATTGGCCAATTCTGAATCTTTAACTGCTGCCAGACGTGCAGAACTTGAAGCCGCAAATGCCGCACAGGCACAGAACATTTTTGATCAGAATCAAAGCATCACTGAAAATCAAGCCTATATTGCTACCACACAAGAAACAATCAAGTTTAACGAGGCTACCATTGACACCAACTCAGCCGGTTATAGAGCCTCTACTGGGGAATCAAATTCTCCGGCTCCAGTATCTGATCCTTATGCAGGACTAACACCTGAGCAGAGACAAGCATTGGGCAATGCAGATCCCACAGACCCTTATATTCGTGCAAGACTGGGTATCCCACAACTGCCGGATTCGCCATTGACAACCCAGCAGGCCGATCTTGGGAATTTTTTAACCAAATCGGCCACAGCAGTTGATGCTAACACAGCCAGCCTGGCCAATGTGGTAACAACTGTGGTTGGCGCAACCACTGCCAATGTCACAGCCGCAGAAGCATCAGCAATTCAAACTCAAGTGGGCCGCGCACTGGCACAACAACAGGCAGTGTATGCCGCACAAAAGCGAGCAGTCAACAACGGCGACTGGCGTGTGCGCCTGAGCCTGGCCCCAGGAGCCAACTATCTTTACAACGATCCAGGCAATGGAATTTTGAATCCTTTGGCCTTGACCAGTGGAGTGATATTTCCTTACATGCCGCAAATTGAAACCAGTTACAAGGCTGACTATGATTCATATGCACTCACACACAGCAACTACAAGGGATACTTTTACAAGAGCAGTTATACAGATGCAGTAAATATGACTGCGGTGTTTACTGCGCAAGACACCGCAGAGGCCAACTACCTGCTGGCAGTGATACATTTTTTCCGTTCGGTTACCAAGATGTTCTACGGTCAAGATGCTCAACGTGGAGCACCACCTCCTTTGGTATACCTTACCGGACTAGGCGAGTACCAATTTGCGGCACACCCATGTTTGGTCTCCAGTTTCAATTACAGTTTGCCAGCCGACGTGGACTATATTCGCACCAGATCAACCAACATCAATGGATCCAACATGCTCACACGTAGAGACCGACAGACCACTGCCACTGATCCCATATCGGGCGCTGTGGGTCGACTGCAGAATCTGTTCAACAGTCAAGGCATCAGCAAGGGCGCCGAGACCTGCAGACCACCACCGCCTACTCTGGGACAAAATCAACCTACTTACGTGCCCACTCGCATGCAAATGGTCATTTCACTACTGCCTGTGCAAAGTCGTCAGCAGGTCAGCCGGGTATTCAGCCTACAGCAGTATGCTCGTGGCGATCTACTCAAAGGAGGATTCTGGTAATGGCCGATTACGATTCAACCACTGCCTACTACAACACAGGCTACAGCCAGTTCTTTTTGGATACTTGGCAGAACCGTAGCATACCCAAGCAAGGTGACGATAGAATTTTGATAATAAATCAAACCTATCAGTACAGACCTGATCTCCTGGCCTATGATCTCTATGACACACCCACATTGTGGTGGGTGTTTTACCAACGCAATCCCAATACCTTGACCAAACCGCCTTTGGATTTCCGTGCAGGCGTACAAATTTACTTGCCCAAGATCTCTACGCTACGTAATGTACTAGGATTTTAAATATGGCCACAGCACAAGAAATCACCGACGAAATTGCTCGGTTAAGAGATAGATTGCGAATTGCTCGCAATGGCCTAAAAGATCTCAATCCAAATTTACAAAGTAACCAGGCCATCTTGGCCAGATACAGAGACGAGGTTGCAAACATTCCGGGACAGATCCTGGCACTGGAAGCAGAATTAAAATCTGTGCTTGCCCCGGCCAGTGCTGGCGCAGTAGTAGGCAATGCCAACCAGGCCAGAGACAACAACGCCAACTCCACGCGACCACCTGCGGCTGTTGAAGTACTCACCCCTGCTGGCAGAATTGTGCCCGAAGGCTCGGGCTCAGGTACCAATGCCAATCCAACACCCACCACAGAAAATACACCTACTGTAGGCACCGATGCCGCTGTTAGAACGATTTCACAGACGCAGGCAGTGCCTCAGACCAATCCTTTTACAACCAATGTGATTGGTATAACAGCACCTGCTGGCGGTCCTGGCGGCGCGGCGCCCGGAGATGATCAACGCGGATCAGGTGGCGGTCCCATGGGCACAAATGCATTGAGAAACAGACTAGATCAACTATACGCAGGACCAACCAATGCAATTCTGTCACAAGATAACATTCTAGACCAGTACCCTAGTTATACCTACTCACTCAGTTGGTATCTCATGGATCCTGAAGCCTACAATCAAATTCAAACCAGTATCAAAAAAGATCTCAACGGCTATTATCTACTGGCGCAATCAGGAGGCGCACCCTTGACAACTGGTGTGTACAACCCAGGCGAGTCGGGACCACTAGCAGGAACTGCTGGCCGCAGTCCGTATTTCAATTTGGATTACTATATTGACAATTTTTCTGTCAACACAGCCTATAGTGCAAAACTTGATTCTGGCGGCCCAGCAGAATACACAACTTTGGAATTTACCATCAGCGAACCCAATGGCATCAGTCTACCTTCGAATTTGTATGCAGCCATGAATGATCTTTACAAAAGCAAAGGATTTATACCTCCTGCTGATCAAGCCAACTACGCATCAGGCTTGTTCTGTATGATTGTGCGTTTTTACGGATACGATGAAAAAGGTCAATTGATTCAACCCATTGCTAGAAACATTGGTGCTACAGACAGCAGAGCCGCTGTGGAAAAATACATATTTTTTGCCATGACTGATTTGAAATACTCAGTGGGATCCAAACTGGTTGAGTACAGAATCACAGGTTCGCATCCTAGTACTAACACAGGACAATCAACCAATCGCGGCAGTATACCTGCTGACTATCAGTTTTCAGGAGCCACTGTGCGTGATATCCTAGTAGGACAAATACAACAACAAACCGCATCACAGGCAGCAGGTGACAAAACTAGAAATGACACGCCAATCAAATCGGCTCCTCCGGTCAAGGTGGGCGATTTGTCCATGCGCGAGCAGGCTGCTATTGCCGCCGGAACAGACCCCAACACAGTAAATGATAGTGGCATGGCCTTTGGCGGAGGAGGACTATAATGGCCGACGACAACAGAGCGCGATTGATAGCCCAGTACAGAGAAGGCATGAAGCCCCAAGGGCCGCCTACTACTACAAAAGCGCCTACCAAGGCCAACAATGCTCCCAAGCCATCAGTCAACACAATAGGCACAGGCCTGATAACAGCATTGAATGCTGAACAGTTGAGATTGCTCAACAACAGAGATGCCAACGGCAAACCCAATCCTCTAATAGAAATTGCCGACATTTATGAAATAAAATTTGTGGATGACATCATTGCCACTGCCGGCATGGTACCCGCAGGAGACTTTGACAAAACCCTGGCCGGAGGCTCCAGCAACCTCACAGCCGCGCAACAGTTGTTACCAAACAAACAAAGCATTGATCCCACAGTTAGAACTCGTGCAGCCAGAGCCGGACAACAAATTGTGCAGTTTATTGATCAAGTGATCCGTAGCAGTAACTATATCATTGGTCAGGCCAATGTGGTCTGGAATACTCAAACGCAACAGTGGGAATCAAACGGAAAACCTGCACAACAATTTGCCTGGTACAATATTGTTGTACAAGTTCAGGCCTTGGGATACGATCGCAAACGCCAGGATCATGCCTATCGCATGACTTTTGTTGTTGTACCTTATGAAACTCCCATGCTGAGTGTGTTTTTTCCGGCAGGAAAATTCAGAGGAGTACATAAAAATTACAACTATTGGTTTACAGGGCAGAATACTCAGGTTTTACAATTTGAACAAAGTTTTAATCATCAATGGACACAGGCCAAAACCGCAGATGTTCCTACACAACAAGATAACGCAAGAAAAGTAAACACCAGAGAGCAATGGAAAATTCAAACCTTTGCAGTGAGTGGGCAAAGCAGTCAAGGCGCAGAACAGCGAGTGTACGAGTCAGGAGCCAATGCCGCAGATTTTCTCTACAGTTCAGATCTTGCATCAGTCAAACTCACCGTGGTAGGTGATCCTGCCTGGATGCCCAGTCCACTTATGGACACTGTGGAGCAGTCGTTTACAACTTCGGCCTTTTTTCCAGATGGTACCATAAACACTCAAGCCAGCGGTGCATATTTCAGCGTGGCCTGGAATCGACCCACAGACTATGACTTGCAAACAGGACTACTAGATCCAGGCACCCAAAATTATTTTGCCGACAGATCCAAAGGCATCGCCGGTCTATCAAGAGAAGCCACCACCTATGTGGCCACCAAGATCACACACATGTTCCGGGGTGGAAAATTTACCCAGGAAATTGAAGGCCAGTGGGCACAATACAATAGCGATACTGCGGCCATAGATGCTGGTCGTCCTGTAAAAACACCAACAGACAATCAATCAAGACTTCCGCCATTTGATCCTGGCAGTGGTTCTAATACAGGTAAGAATGCATGGGAAAACACCCGTCGAGATGGCATTACTGCACTCACCACACAAACTGTTGGCCCAGCCAACAACGAAGTGGCGTCAGGTAGAATAGGCGTGGCTGAAGCACAGGCCGTATTGGCCAATGGTAGTGAACGAGACATACAGGCCCTAGGAGGTCGTGCATACCTGACAAATATTGCAAACAGCACCTCAAAATCGGGTACACCCACAGCACCACAAACCATAGCCAAAGATGGCGGACCAGGATAAGGAACAGCAATGGCAGAAAATCTAGAACGAAGTTCAGGCAGATCAGAAAATTTCAAATTTGACCGCGGGGGACAAATTGCTGACGTAGGCCCATTTGTGGGCACGGTCAAGAACAATGTGGACGATGCTCGTGGCGGCCAACTCAAAGTTTTTATTGAACAGTTCAACCAAGGCGGCGAAGACAATCCCAGCACCTGGCGAACAGTCAACTACCTGCCGCCATTCTATGGACTCACACCCAAGGACAGTACCAGCACAGGTGCAGGCACCTATCCTGGAAATCAGCAAAGTTATGGCATGTGGTTTACGCCTCCGGATATTGGTACTCGAGTACTGTGTTTCTTTGTGAATGGCGACCCTAACTTGGGATACTATGTGGGTTGTATACCTGAACCAGGTCTCAATCACATGTTGCCAGCCATAGGAGCATCCGTCAAAGGTCAATACGTAACAGACAACAAGGCACAGGCCGCGTACTTTGCCAATTCGGCGCAACTGCCAGTCACTGAGATCAACACAGAAAATAAGCAAACTGAACAGAATCCTAGATTCTTTGATCAACCCAAGCCAGTACACTCGGTACAGGCGGCCATATACTTTCAACAAGGGCTCAGCAACGACACCGAACGCGGACCCATTGGTTCCACTGCACAAAGAGAAAGCCCCAGCACAGTGTATGGTATATCAACACCAGGCAAGCCTGTGTATGCTGGCGGGCAGGATCCTGCTGCCATAAGAAAGCAATTGAGCACTACCACAGTAAATCCACAAGATGTCAAGATAATTGGTCGCTATGGCGGGCACACTCTTGTGATGGATGATGGAGACCTTGACGGCAACAATGCCTTGTTCCGCATGAGATCGGCCAAGGGCCATCAGGTTATGATGAACGATTCGGGCGATTTTATCTATATAGCACATGCCAATGGGCAAACCTGGATTGAACTGGGAGTGGAAGGCACAGTGGATGTGTATAGTACCAACAGTGTGAACGTGCGTACAGAAGGCACTATCAATCTGCATGCTGACAAAGACATCAACATGTATGCTGGTGGCAACATCAGCATGAAGAGTGGTGCAGCCACCAACATTGGTGCAGTGACTACCATGAATCTAGCAGCCGAAACAGGCATGACCTTGTACAGCACAGCCAAGATTGGTATTCGCAGTGACGGAAGTTTGAGCCTACAGGGCGAAACAAGTTCGTGGAAAGGTGGAACAAAACTGAGTCTCAAAGCAGGCAGAATTGATCTCAATGGCGGATCAGCCAAGACAGTGACACCACCCAAACTGTATCCCAAACGCACCTTGGACGACACTGTGTTCAACAACAGCAAGGGTTGGCAGGTCAAGGCCGGTGCACTAGAAAGTATTGTCACACGAGCACCCACACATGAACCCTATAAATATCACAACCAAGGTGTGAGTGTGGTGGTGGATTTTGTGAATGGCCAACCCACACCACCGCCCACGGCTGTACCTGTGCCAGCAGGATGGAATCTACAAGTCAAATGAACGTATTTAAATTTGTCACCCCTACAGGTCAAACAGTAGAAATGACTGGACCAGCAGGATCTACCTACGACCAAGCACAGGCCATATTCAATCAACAGTATGCTACCGGCAGCCTATCAGGACTGCGAGCCGGTGATGTATTGAACAGCCTAGTACAGGCCAAAGGAGGCCTTGTGACGGCCTTGAGTCAGGTCACATCGGCTGTGAGCACTGGCAACCTAGCAACTATTGCTGGAATCTTGACCAAGATACCCAATCTCCCAGCACCTAACCCAACCTCGATATCTACATTTGTCAATACCACAGTGTTGGCTGGCAGCCCTGTGGGCCCACTCACAACCACACAGGTTCAAGGGCTTATGTCTTCCACGGCTGCGGCCACAAATCAAACAGCCGCTGAAGTCACTAACGAAAAAGGTCTTGGTACATTTGGGCTTTCAGCCGATCAACTGCAACAGGCTGGTTTAATCAAACCTGGCACAGCAGAGTTGGTCAACCAAGATCCTGCCAACCTGGTCAGTACTCTCAGCAGTCCCACAGTGTGGACTGGTCTAGGTGGTGCTGACAGTTTGGACGCTGTGCTGACCAACCCCACATTACAGAGCGTGGCCCAACAAAGTTGTTTGGCCAGCAGTTACAGCAACTTGTCAGAGTTGGGAGTGGTTAATGATACCACAAGCAGTTTGGCAGATCCATATGCCGGACTCACAGCAGAACAACTGCAATCGTTGGGCAACGCCGATCCCACTGACCCTATTATTCGTTACAGATTGGGACTGCCAGCATTGGCCGACACTGCATCAACTGTTGGGCCTCTTGTGAACAATGCTGCCAACTTTGGTCTAGGACCTACCCTGGGTTGGTTGAACAACACACTAGGCGGCAGCGATATTGGTCAATTGACCACATCGACTATTAATTCAATATTTGGTCAAAATTTTGGCACAGTAAATCAATCAGT